GAGCCACGACAGGGCATACCCGACCATCACAAGGACTCCGAGGGCGATGGTCGCTACCACGTAGCAGGCGAAGATGCCGGCTTGTCGCATTTCGCAATAGAGACTGCAGGAGGATTGATCATTCGTGCCGAATCCTGCTCGTGTACACGCCGCCGCTCGGTGCGGTGATCTCGATCACCTTCTCTTTGCCCTTGCCGGAGTGCAGCGCTGTGAGCGCCTGCATGATCGTGTCGAGCGTCGCCGCGACCTTCTCGAACGGCGCGACTGACATTTTCGTGCGGTCCATCTCGCCTTGCTGCGCCACCGATACCTGGTGCGCTGCGGTCTCCGCTTCAGCCTGCGCGCGCGCGAGCTCGAGGCGCGCCTTCTGTACTTCCGCCTCCGCCTTGGCGATCGCCGCCTTCGCCTTCTCGCGCTCCGCCTCGAGGCGCGCGCTGGCCTCGGCCGCCTTCCCGGCGCTATCGGCGTTCGCCGCGTCCTGCTTCACCTTCGCGAGCTCCTGCTCGCGCTCCTGCACCGCTTGCAGCGCGGCCTGCAGCTGGCCAGCGGTATGCCCGAGCTGGCCCTTCAGCTGGTCGATCGTCGCCTGCACTTGCGGCGGAACCTGCGGCTGCTCATCGTTCTCGCTCGCGAGCGCCTGTTGCGCCGGCGGCGGGAGCAGCGACTTGAGCAGCGTCACGGCCTCCTCGGCGCCGCTCCAGTCCTGATTCTTGAGCGCGAGATAATTCAGCACCGCCGCGGTCGCCGGGTCCTTCGCGGCTTGCACCGCCGTGGTCAGGAACTCGGCCGCCTCGGCGCGCTTCGTCGTGAAGCTCGGGCCCGTGTTCACCACGACGTCGTATTTGCCGAGAGCGAAGTTGTACAGGCAAACCTTCTTGCCGTCCGGCCCCTGCTCTTCCTTGTACGGAACCGGTAGTTCCGGGTCGACGACGATATGGTCGGGCTCCCCGTCCTCGCCCAGAATGCGCACAACGCGTTTCTCGTCGATGATCTCGGCCGCCATGTCCAAGGCGATCAATCCGGCATAGCGCAGCGCCCTGGCGAGGTTGTCGATGTAGTGGAAGGTCCCGACATCGGACTCGCGCTGGCGCGCGGTGATCGCCTTACCCGACTTCTCGTTCGACGGCTCGCCGAGCGACGGACCCCACTGCCCCATCGTCGCCTTGATGTCCGCGTCGGCGCCGATCTTCGCCTGGATATGCGCCATCGGCGGCACCGGCGGCGCGATGCGCTGCGGCGGCGAGACGTTCGCAATCGTGCCGTCCTCGTTGTACACCGCGTTGTAGGGCAGGTATCCGAGCGGCACGAGGTTGACTTGGCGGTAGCGGTCCTCATGGCCCTTGATCTGCTCCACCATCGCCGTGATCGGCGCCTTCGGCTGCAGCGCGTTCACCTCGATCTCGACCGAGGCGTTGTAGTTGTACATGCGCTGGGCGTCCTTTGCCGGCCGCACCATGCCGTCGACGAGCGTCTTGCCCTCGAGCATCCACTCGTTGCCGACCACGCGGATGATCGGGACGTACTTCGTCGGCATCTCCTTCGCCTTGGAGATCACCTTTTGCCCGTTCATGCGTATCCACCAGCACCGCGGCAGCTTCGTCGCTCGCTCGTTGACCTTCTGGTAGCCGGCCTGGGTGTATTGAACGTCCTCGGGGCTTCCCTTGACCGTCACCACGCGATCAGTGCCGCCTTGCTCCTTCGGCACATCCCATGCGCAGATCGTCGCGTCCTTCTCCCTGATCTCGAAATATTCGGCGACGCGCACTGTCTCTTTCGACGGGAACCAGTGCTGCATGTCGCCGGCGCCCGCGAGATTCCAGTCGACCTCGTTTTCCTTGCCGTAGGTCTCCTCGTATTCGTCCTTCGGCAGGTCCTCGACGATGAACCCCCAGCGGCACTTCTTGCCCGCCGGGTGAAGCTTCAGGCCGATCGGATCGAGGTAGACCTGCATGCGATCCGGGCAGCGCTCGAACACCACATCCTGATCGAAGCTCTTCTCGTCGCAGTACGCGGTGTACATGCGAAAATAGCCAACCCCGCCGCCGGTTTGCCACTGGCAGGCCGTGTCGTAGGCGAGGTCCGCCTCGCTCGCGACCTGGATGTGGCGCATCCAGCCGTTCAGCACTTCCGCCACCTCGGCGCTCGCCTTCGAATCCCCAGGTCGCACGAGAATCTGCGGCCGGTTCATGCGCTGCTCGTTCAGCACCTGGTTGTGGTGCGAGCGCAGCTTGTTGATCGTGAGGCAGGGCCGGATGCCGCCCTCTTCGCCCGGCTTCTGGCGCTGGCGCAGGATCTCGGTCGGCCACTGGTAGTTGTCGTCCGGAGTCGACGCAAGGAACTTCATGTCGTCGAGCTCCTTCGCGCGGTTCTCGTCCTCCGCGTCGATCGCCTGCTGAAAGCGCTTGCGCGCGCGAGCGACCACCGGGTCCTCGCCCGGGACCTTTTCGTCAAGCTCGCCGGCCATCAGCGCTTAGTCGGCAATCCCCACGTCGCACCGCGACGCTCGCCGAACTTCACGAGCTTTCCGGATGCGATGAGGTAGTCGATGAGATACGGACCTTCGCCGGCGCTGGTCGCGATGGCGTCGAGAACATTGCGCTTGCGCGGGCCGCAATTCTCCGAGGACACGGCGCGCAGCACCCTTTTCGTGGCTGGCGTCATCAGTGCTTTTGGCTCACCCGAATGCGGTGCACATCGTCGATCGTGAGGTCGCGATGCCCATCAACGCCGAACGCGGTCTCGAGCTCCTGAGCGAGGTCAGAGCGGCCCTTCAGCTCGCCTGCCGCGTGGCCGATCTTAAAGCCGTGCGTATGGCCCGCGCCGTAGCCCTCGAGGTAGGCGCGCGCGGCTGCACCTTCCACAGCCGCCTTGACGTACTCGTCGCGGCGCAGCCAGGCGAGCAGGCGCTTAAGCATAGGCGAGTTGCGCGGATGCAGACCACGCGGCGTTCAGGCCATCCATCCGGTCGACACTCCCTCGGCCAGCACATCAGGCTGGCGCTCGTTGGTTTTGGGTTTCTGCTTCTCTTCGCGCTCTTGCTGGCGCTTCGCGCGCCGCACGCCCTCGCACGCGTAGCGCAGGGCGTCGATGCAGTTGTTGTTCTTGTCCGCGAGCTTCGGCAGCACCGCGCCCGTGAGCGGGTCGGTCTCGAAGCTGTACAGCGTGAGCTCGTCGATCAGGTGCCTGCAGCGCGGGTGCACGACGATGTCGTAGCCGCGCAGGAACTCGACCCCTTCCTCGACCGACTTCGGCCCCTTCACCGCCGGCATGACCTTCGGGAAACCGTTGCGGCGCATGTGGCTGATCGTCTCCGGCCGGGCCGAATCAGCGACGAGCGGCCACTTCTCGGCTTCCGGCACGGTCATGAATAGCGCCGGCGTGTCGTTGATCTCGCAGCCGACCATGTACGCCTCGTACGGGACGTACAGCTTGCGGCCTACGATGTAGCACTGGATCAGCACCGTGGGATCGATCGAATAGCCCCAGTCGGCGCCTTGGCGCTTTATCGCATCGCGATCGACCTCGAACTCCTCGACCGTCCAGTTCTGGAACACGCGCGCCTCGGAGCGCTGCACGTACTCGCCGAGCCAGATATGCGCATATTTCCCCGGGTCGCGCTTCTGGTCCCACTCCATTTCCCGCTTGAGCACCGCCGGGAAGAACGGGTTGTCGCGCCAGTCGACGCGCCGAACAATCGAGCCTGGCGGCGCGCCGGCCTCACCTCGGAACAGGCGGTCGACGGGGTCGGTGTCGTATTCCGGGTTCCACTCCGCCCAGATTTCCGAGCCGTCCTTGCGCACCGTCGGGATCAGCAGATCGAGCGAGCGCTGCGAGACCTTGTTCGCCTCGAATATCGCCGCGATGTCCAAGCCCTCGGTCGACTTCACCGCCTCCGGGTTCGTCCGCAGGCCGTTGAAGATGAAAAGCGTGCCGTTCGCGCCGCGGATCTCGGTATCGGTCGACGCGTAGAACTCGCCGAGCCCGCAGTCCCTGATCTTGTCGTCGAGCAGCCGCTTCACCGAATCGCGAATCGACTGCTGCACCTCGCGGTAGCAGCCGATGCGAAGCGCGCGCTCGCCGCCCTTCAGGAGAAGCGCTTGAGCGAAGCTGTGCGACTTGGCGCTGCCGCGGCCGCCGAATGCAGCCCGATATCGAACGGCGCCGCCGTCATCAGCCTTGGCATGCCAGAGAAACCGGAACGCTTCAGGGAGCTTTACCGACGAACTCAACGGTGACCTTGGCTTTTACCGGCCCGCCGCCTTCACCAGTGTGCTGAATCTGCGACAGTTTCGGCACTGACCTGTCGAGCAGGATTTCCGCCGCGCGCACCTGCGTCGCCGACAACTCGACTTCGCCCTTCAAGTGCTTCTGCAGGCGGTCGATTACGACGGACGCTTGGATCTTCTGGCGCACCATCTCGGTGTGCCGCGGGTTGAGTCGGGCGGCCATTTCAGGACCCGCGCGTCATGCGCGCTGCCTTGGCGATGGCTCGCCGGCGCGTCGAGAGCGCTATGGCGACGGCCTGGCGCTGCGGTTTTCCCGCTTGCATCTCGCGGCGAATGTTCGTGCCGACGGCTTTCTTGCTGGCGGACTTGACGAGAGGCATCAGCCACCCCTCAGCATGCGGTTCGCCTTGGCGACGATGCGCGAGCGCTCGGCCGGCGAGAGGTTGCCCTTCTTCACCTGCTGCGTGGCGCGCGCCTTGGCGTTCGCGGCGTGGGCCTTGTCAGGCATCGGGTACTTGCGCGCGCCTGGCTCACCGAAGGACGACTTCGGCAAGGCGTTGCGGCGCTTGGCTGTGAGCTTCGCCATTTCAGCTCCTATGTTGGGTTTGGTCGCCCCTCCCCGCAGAACGCGACGGGACTTAGAGGAGGTGGTGCCCGCTACGGGATGACGACCTGCGGCGGATATAGCGCTCTCACCGCATGCGCCGCGCGGATGCCGCGCGAGAAGATGTGCCGGGCTTCCACCGGCTGCGGATCGGTAGTCCTCTGCACGGAGCGACCGCCAAAAGCAAAAAGGGCCGCCGATTTGGCAGCCCTTCGCGATTTCGATGGGGAAAGCTCTCCCCCACTCCTGAGCGCGCATGATAGCGATGCGCGCGCGGTTGTCAACATCACCACACACCGCGGCGCGCGAGCTCGCGTCCCAATGCCGCCTTTCCAGCGCTCAGCGCCTGGTGATACGTCACGCGCACGAACTTGAACACTCGCCCCATCACACCGCGCTCGATGTAGATCGCGATGCGCTCGACCGGCGGCAGGTTGTCGAGGATGGCGTCGACGATCTTCGCGCAGCGCCGATCCTCGGCCTCGGCCATCTCGTCGAAGCCTTTCGAGGTGCCACCATCGGATACGCCGCTCGAGCGGCTCGGCAGGCTGTCCACCTCCTGACCGGAGCGCATCCACCGGCGCCAATTCTCAAGGTGCCACTCGACGCGATCGGGAGTGCCGAACACGACTGCGGTAGAGCCAAGTTCTTCTTTTTTCATCGCCAATACAGCGCTCAATTCATCGCCTCCCCTATGACCACGCGCACCGCCTCTTCCGGCGTGCGCACGATGTGAATCTTCCCGGGCCAGCGCGAGATGAACTCGAGCTGTGCTTTGGTCAGCCGCGACTGCGGATCCTCGCTAGTGCGGTCCGGGTTTTTGACCTCCATGAGCGATGTCTCGCCACGGCAGCAGATCAGCAAATCGAACGGCTGGCCGATGATCTCGACCGAGACGCCGACGCGCTTCAAGGCATCGACGACGGCAGCCTGGTTGCTGTCGGTGCGCGCGGCGCGCCTCAATTTCTCGCCTCGGCGTCGTAGAACGGATCGCGGCTACCGTTGGGCGAAGCTTCGAACTCGCGCAGCCGCGCGCCGCGGTTCACGGCATACGATTTCGCGAACTCGATCAGCTCCGAGCCATGGCGCTTCGTGAGCCGCGACTGCTTCTGCCGCATCACCGGGATGGCGCCGCCCCTCGCGCTCGGCACGAACCGCGGCAATTCCCACCCCTGCTCCTCGGCGAAGAGCCCGAGCATGATCTGGTGCCACGACCATGGGTCCCAGAAAATGCCCGATTCAGGCGGATAGTCGAGCTGCCCGGCGATGTCCTCGTAGACAGCCTCGACCGCTGCGTGCTGGCTCTGCTGCATCGGCCGCAGAATCGCGCCGCAGCGGTCGCACCTGTCGATGAGCGTCGCCGCCATCAGTCCTCGCCCACCTCGTCGAAGAGCTCGGCCTGCTGCTCGATGTTGCGCTTCACCTCGGGGAACTTCTCGCCGTAGCGGGCGAGCACGAGCTTGCGGATGTTCGCTGCGTTGTAGCCGGAGTCCTCGGCGCACTTCGTGATCGCCTCCTTCGATTCGGCCGCCGAGTCGACGGCCTTGCCGTGCAAGCGCACGAGCTCGTCGATGCGCTCCGAAACCACCTGCGGCTGCGTGACCGCCGGCTGCTTCTCGGCGTCCTTACGGCCCTCGGCTTTCGCCCGACCGCGCCCCTTGCCCTTGCCGTTCGATTTGCCAGTTTCGACTGCGGGTTCCATCACTCGCTCCTTGCGGCCTCGCCGCTGTTGATTGGCCTTCCCATCTCCACGTCGCCTTCGCGCACGTAGAGCACCTTGACCTCGCCGAACACCTCGCGCAGCGCCTCGACGAATGCGGCGCACTGCGGCGCGCGCGCCTGGTTAGAACGCTTCGCCGCTGTCATCCCAGAACCTCATCGCGTGCACGTCCTCGACAAACTGCTTCGAACCGGCGTGGAAATTGAGCCCGACGCTTCCCACCCAGCTCTTGCGGCCGCGCTGCTTCTCGACCTTGAGCAGGCAGGCCTGCTGGCCTTCCTTCGGCGTTTTGTTCCGCCACGGGATAAACACGTAGTCCGCCTTCGAAGCGATCTCGTGCCCGCCAGCGATGTCGTGCAAGGAGCCCGGCGCTTCGTCGCCCTGCTTGCCCTCGCGCTTTCGCATGTGCGCCACCAGATGCACGGTGACGCCGGTGTCCTTCGCTACTGCCTTCAGCTCGCCGACGAAGCGGGCCTGCGCCTCGTAATCGTCGCGGTCGACCGCCAGCATCATCAGCGAGTCGATCACGGCCTGCGAAATCTTCAGCTCCGCCGCCGCGTACCTGACGACCGCGAGCATGCGGCGCCCGCTGATCATCCCCTGCTGGTCGTAGAGCCAGAGATTCCCGCGGACGAACTCGACGAAACGCTTGACCTCGCGCGGCGCCGGATCTTCTTCCCCGCACGCCATGCAGGCGAGGTCTGTCCAAACGTCGAGCGGCTCTTCCTCCATGGAGGCGATGAGTGGCTTCTCGCCGCGAAGGATGCCGTGCAGCATCAGCTGCTTCAGCATTTGCGTCTTGCCGTGGTGCGTCCAGCCAGCCCACACGGCCACCTTCCCGGGACGCAGCAGCACCTTGCCCTGCGTCTTGGGCCACGGCAGCGTGAGCCCGCTCTCGGCCTCTTTCCCAAGCGCAAGGCGTCGCGCGCCGGCCTCGGCGAGCGCTTCCGCCGGGATGATGCGGGAGCGGTCCTCGGGCTGCAGATACCGCTCCCACTCGATGCGATCGCCTTGGATCACGCCGGCGTGGCGATAGGCATCAAGCACGGCGACCCCGCGGTCAGCGGCCAAGGGCAAGGCTCCTCGCAGCGCGGATGCGATCTATCGCGAGCTGCGCGCGCTCGATGTCCGCCTTCGACAACGGCAAGCCCCAGTCCGCGTCGTGCAGGATGACGTCGAGCACCTCAGCCTCATCGGCGAGTGCCTCGAGCACGTCGGCCACCGGGAACGGTCGACGCTCGCGCGGAGCGTGTTCGATCGGCCGCGGCGGGAACAGGTCCGTGATCTCAACGCCCACGGCGCCCGTGATCGCCTCTATGCCGCAGCCGGCGTGGCAGTGGATCAAAATCCGCCCGTCTTCCTTCTCCGCGACGGTGAGGCTCGGGCTTCGATCCTCGTGCGCTGGGCAGCGTGCGATCCAAGAATTCGCGCCGGTGCGGCGCGCGCGCTCGAGTCGGGAGACGAATTCATCGCCGGTCATAGGTCGGCCTGCAGTGGTTGCTGTTGCGGATTACGGCCAGGCTTTTCCTCGCGGACCCATCGGCGGAAGGTGGCTTCCCAATCCGCCTTGCGGCCATCCTTCCCTGGCTTCGCGAGCCAGTAGTCGCGGAAGTTGGCTATCGTCACGTCTAGGTCGAGGTCAGGTCTTTCCTTTGCGGCCCAAGCTCTTAGCAGCTCGGAAGGAAGCCAATCGGGGGGCAGGCGCGACCCGCGCGTCGCCTCTGCTCTTTCTTGGTTCTTGGTTCTTGGTTCTTGGTTAGGGTTTTTTTCGGAAACCACTTGGGTTTCATCCGGGTTTCCATAATTAACCACTTCGGTTTTCTTCGGCCTACCACCACGCTTTCCGACGATTCGGTTGTGCTCGCACTGCGCGCGGTACGATTCGATCTCCTCATCGGCGCGCTTGTTGTGCCATCCGTCGTCGCGAAGGTCGAAGAACTCTCGAAGGACTGTTTCGACTGCATGGCGATGGGTACTCGTTCGCGCTCTCACCAAGCGGCATACCTCACCGGTGTCCTGCGGCAATGCGCGCTCAAGCCGGTAATACACGCGCAGCAGCCGCGAGTAAGCGCAGTCCTCGTCCCACGAAAGGTGAGCCGTCGCGCTGTCGTAGTCGCCGAGATGCCAGCGGAATAGGTTCATCTCGGCGCGAAAGAAAATGCGAGCGCGCGCGAACGCGCTCGCGAGGACCGCCCGCCCATTGGGAAAGGTGGGTGAGCGAGCGGCTGATACTCGGCGCTCCCTTTCAACTCTTTACCGCCCCGCCGGCTCTCGCCGGCTATTGACCGCTTTTTATTTCCCGGTTGCCCGGGGCCGTTACGAGCGCGCGAGCTTCAGCGCGGGCTCGGTGATGCGTTCCACTGCTCGCTGCAACTTCTGAAAATGATCGGCCGCGCGCGCCAGCTCATCGGCGAGCCGGTCGCGTTCAACCTTCGGGTCCGCTGGAGGAGTCGGCTGATAGCCGAGCTCGTCGTCGATCCAGTGCTTCGCCTGGTGGAAGCCTGCCTCGCGCGCCATGCGCAAAATCGCGAGGAATTCCTCCAAGTCGAGCTTGCGATCGTTGTCGCGATTCAGGCAGTCGAGGAGGTCCTTCCGTGCCTGCTCACATGGCTTCGCCGGCCACAGCTTGGCGGCCACGGCTTTCGCACCGCCGCAAGATTGGACCGAGGCGCGCAGGGCATCGTAGACATCCTCGATAAATAGCGGGAAAGTCTGAGAAATTTTCTCAGCCATTCTCAAGGCCGGTTTTCGGAAAAAAAAAGAGACTGCATGACTGTGCGTAAGCAACGGTCACGCCGCGTTCTCCATCCGGTCAGCTTTGAGCCGACCGCGAGTAAGAAGCTCGTACTGGGCCTGCCGCGGGCCAGGGATGCCCTTTTCCTTCCACTCCGCCACCGAGGGCTGCTTAACGCCTATCCCATCAAACGCTTTGAGCGCCTCTCCAGCGGCAGCTTGCGTCTCGTAGTAGGCGATGAGTTCTTCGTAGGTCACGGGTCGTCAGAATATCGGCATCCCGATAAGGAAGTCAATAGGCAACCCGATACGACGCACTGGGAATATATAGGCGTGCCAATTCAGGGGCTGGATAGCTTCCGCTTACGCCTGCGGTATGCGCGCGAGGAGCTGCGCAAAATGAAGCAGGTACCACTCGCCAAGGCCGCCGGGATCACGCAGCCATCGCTGTCCGAGCTCGAGAACGGGGAAACGAAGGAGGTGAGCGGTCCCACGCTCATCGGATTGGCGAGGGCTTTGCGCGTGCGACCCGAATGGCTCATGACCGGTGAAGAACCGATAGAAGCCGCCGCAGTGCCATCCCTACGGTCAGACGAGCGAGAGTTGATAGACGACTATCGAGCCTCGACCGGCCGCTGGAAATCAGCTATCAGATACATGGCGAAACTCCGCGGCGACCAGCTGCAGGATGAGGCGGCCGAGAGCATGAGCGTCATCTTTGCAAAGATCGCCGCTCCGCCAGTTCCTGACTCGAGGTTGGGGGACAAATGGACCAGGCCGGACAAAAAGCCGGGAACGTAGTGCTCGCCGCGGTGAAGGTGGCCGTCGGCGTGGCAGTCGGAATAGCGCTCTGGTATTGGATAGCGAAATACCTCGGGGCCTCCGACTATGACGCTTTCCTCACGGTCGCCCTCGCCTTTTGCGCCGACCAGGTCATAGGCCTGCGGTCACGTCTCGCTGCAGCCGAACGATCCATCAAAGAACTAAGCCGCCGCTCGCACCGCTGAAGTAGCCCGCTCGTCGCGGTATCGGCATGCCTATTGACAAGTGTATCGGCATGCCTATAATCCCATCTCGAACGCATTTCGGGAGGGACGAATGCAATTCGATAACGCAGGCGCCGAACAGGTCACCGACGAGCCGACCTGGCTCGTGCTGCTGATGGATAGCGTGGTGCTCACCGTCGCCACGCTCGCTGTTTTCGGCCTCGCATTCGTCGTCTCCATCGTCATCTCTTCGATCACCCGCGCGGCGCCGCTGGATAAGCCCCCGGCCTCTTCCTCCTCCTCGGAAACCGGGCCGGCGGTGCCGCTTTTTTCTTTCCCGATTCCCTACGACGCGAGCGTGACGCAGTACGAGGACGCGAAGCACGCCTACGTCACCCGCTACTACGTGAGGCGCGAACAATGAACGGTTTCTATCCTCAGGCACTGGTCGACACGCTGTTCTTCGTTAACTACGCGACGAACCGAGACCTGCGACCGGACATTCCGCCGGAGCGCTACAGCGCGGCGGGCTATCCGAACGTGCCAGCGATGGAAGCGAAGTACCAGGCCGAGCGCGCGATTGCGAAAGCGAAGGCGGCACTGTGAGCCGCCGCCAATACGCGGACGAGTCTCTCGACGACGCCGCTGATCGGCGCTACGCCGAGCACGTTCAGTCCTGCTCCGACGCTTTCGCTGAAGGAATGAGGGTCGGGCGCATGGGCCTCGGCGCCGGGCTCTGCCCGCAGAACTACAGCAACGACGAGCGCGCCGCGTGGCTTCGCGGATTCGCGACCGGCGCCGCCCAACTACTTTCAGAGAGGAGAGCAGCATGAACGCCGCAGTCGAACGCAAGCCAGAAGTCCCGGCACTGCCGAGCGACGCCGGCGCGCTGATGAAGCTGATCGAGCGCGTCGCCACCGATCCGCAGTTCGACGTCGCCAAGCTGAAGGAGCTGCTCGACGTGCGCGAGCGCTGGGAGGGAGCCGAGGCGAAGAAGGCCTTCGTCAGAGCGATGGCGCAGCTGAAGGGCGACATCCCGGCCATCCTCAAGTCGAAGCTCGTCAACATTCCCGGGGCCGCGAAGTTCAGCCACGCGACGCTCGCCGACGTGTGCGACGCCGTGATCCCGGCGCTCAGCAAGTACGGCTTTTCGCACCGCTGGGAGATCCAGCAAAACGGCCACATCACGGTCGCCTGCATCTTGACGCACGAGCTCGGGCATTCCGAGCGCACGGCACTCAGCGGTGCGCCGGACGACTCCGGGAAAAAGAACGCCATCCAGCAGGTCGCGTCGACCGTGACCTACCTCGAGCGCTACACGCTGATGGCGGCGGTAGGCGCGGCCGCGAAGGACATGGACGACGACGGCCGAGCGGCCGGCGGCAATGGCAAGCTGCTCGGCGAGAAAGAGGTCGCCGACCATATCGCCGCGATCGACGGCGCGAGCGCGGCCGAGCTGATGAAGCTCTTCGGCGCCGCCTGGAATGCCGCCGACAAGGTGGGCGACAAGGCTGCGCAGCGCCTCTTCATCCAGCACCGCGACGAGCGCCGGGCGAAGCTCGGCATCAAGTCGTGAGAATCGTCGACTTCCCGCAGGGCACTGACGAATGGCGTGCCGCACGCGCCGGCAAGGTCACCGCGTCCCGTATGTGCGATGTGCTCGCGAAGATCAAGACGGGCGAAGCGGCGGCGCGCCGCGACTACCGCGCGCAACTCGTGGCCGAGATCCTTACCGGCCAGCCGCAGGACGACGGATACATCAACAAGGAAATGCAGTGGGGCATCGACCACGAGCCGCTCGCGCGCGCTGCGTACGAGCTGGCGAACGACTGCTATGTCGACAAGGTCGGCTTCGTGCTGCATCCGACGCTGCACCGTGCTGGCTGCTCTCCTGACGGGCTGGTCGGCACCGACGGCATGGTCGAGATCAAGTGCCCGAAGACGGCGACGCACCTGCAATACCTGATGGACGGGTGCGCCCCCCGTGAACACCTGCCGCAAATGCATTGGGGGCTCGCGTGCTGCGAGCGCAAGTGGGTGGACTTCATCTCGTTCGACCCCCGGCTGCCTGAGCGCCTGCGGCTCTTCAAGGTGCGTGTGATGCGCGACGACGAGCTCATCAAGGAGTACGAGCGCGAAGTTTGGCGCCTGCTTGCCGAGGTCGACAAGCAGATCGCGACGATCAAGGCGTTCGGGGCGTGATGATGGCCGCCCCAGCCGGCCGCACGTTGAAGCTTCCGCCGTGGCTTCGGCCGCTGCGCAAGGCGATCTCGAAGGCGATTAGGCGCCAGAGCGAAGAGAGCTTCCGCCGGCGCCGCGGGGTGAAACCGCGCTATCGCGAGGACCGCCAGTGAGGAGCCGAGACCGGATATGCCTAGTCTGCGGGCAGCAGTTTTACGACCGGCAGGCGACCAGCATTCGGCAGAAATACTGCTCCTCGAAGTGCCACGGCGTGGCCACGAGCGCGCGCGCGGCGAAGAGTTACCCGCCGAAGGCGGAAGTACAGGCGCTCTACAACAGCGGCATGAGCGATCGCGAAATCGCTCAGCACTATCGGCGCAGCTACCAATGGGCGCTCCTCGTGCGCCGCTACCACGGCATCGCCGGGCGCGCGAATGGCTCGTGGAACCGGAAGCCGATCAGCAAGCAAAACGATCGCGCGCGCTGGGGCATCCACCGCAAGCCCGAAAAGGCGTGCCGAAACTGCGGGCGCAGCGGACGGCTTGACCTGCACCACGCGGTGCCGCGGAGCCTATGCCGCGCCTCGAAGTACGACTTGCGTAACGGCTTGCCGCTCTGCGATAGGTGCCATGTCGGCTGGCACCGGAAGCTGATCGTGATCAGCCGTGCGGTGTTCACGCCGGAGGAGTGGGCCTACCTCACCAATCTGAAACTGGTCGACCGCGAGATAGGCGCATGGCTCGACAAGCATTATCCGAAGGTCGCGCGCAATGGTTAACGAGCACGCCAGAGGATGCGTGGCGCTCGCGCTTAGTAGCCGGGAAGTAGGGCTCGGTGAACGGCGCGAGCGCTCCACGCTCCGCCCCATAACTTACTACCTTTCGAAATAGATGATTTCATAGGGTAAATCGTGAACGCGGAACTGAAAGCCAAGTGGGTCTCTGCGCTGAGAAGTGGCGAATACGAGCAGACCATCGGCGCTCTGCG